TTTCAGCAGTTGGTACGACATAATCGACGGCGGCTTCAAGGCGGCATTGCAGGGCGCAAAATCCTTCGGTGATTACCTGAAGAATGGCCTCAAGAATGCGCTCTATCAGCTAGTCGCGCGGCCGTTCGTTATTCAACTTGCCGCAACGCTCACTGGCTCATCGGCTTCTAGCGTTGCTGGCGCACTCGGCGGCAATGGTGGCGGCATTGGCAGCCTCTTAGGTGGTCTCGGCAGCCTGTCTGGCATCGGTGGCTCGCTGGCGGGCGGTTTGACGAGCATCGGATTGGGCGGTGCAGGCCAGTTTGTCGGCGGCTTGACTGGTGCGATCAGCGGCCCCGGCTTGACCGGCGCGGCTGGCGCAGGTTCTAGCGCGGCCGGCATGCTGAGCGCCGCAGGCCCCTACATTGCCGCCGCGATGGCCGCCTACGCGCTGTACCAAAGATTCGCAAGATCAGGTGGCGGCGCGAAAGAAGGCGGCTCATTCTTGGGCGACTTTAGCTCCACTGGCACGCTCTTGCGAGAAGACCCACGTCGTTTTTACGACTCGTCCGTGAACCAGATGGACCCGCAAATGCGCGGGTTGGCGCAAGGGACCGCGACATCTTATGCGGCCTACGTGAGGGCCTTTGGCGGCACCGCGCGGGACTTTACATTTGGCTTTGGGGCAGATACTGACCCACGCGGCACGGCGCAAGACCGCGTGTCTGCCACCGCTTGGGACAGGACGGCAGGTCGCGGCGTCTACATGAACCAAGACCGCAACGTCGGTCGCAATGGCCAGATTCCGGCCGAATTGCAGCTCGAAAGCCAGCGTGCGCTGATCGCCGCGTTGCAGGCCACTGAAATGCCCGCTGCGATTAAAAAACTGTTCGAAGGCGTCGACGCGATGGGTTTGACGGCGGACGCCGCAAACAAACTGCTTTCGACCGCGACCGAATACGCCGCCGCCATTGATGCATTGAAAGCATCCATCAAAGGTTTGACGATCGACGGGTTGCTTGCAATGCAGGTTCAAGGCGAAACGCTGACGCAAACGTTTCAGCGGGTTGCCTCTGCGTTTTCGAATTACGAAAATCTGTTTGTGCCCGAAACCGAGCGCAACCAAAAGCTATTTGATGCCCTGACAGACAAACTCAAAGAGCAAAACGCGCTGCTACCCGCCACGCGTGAAGGCTACCGTGCCCTAGTGGATAGCTTGGATCTGAGTGATGCCTCGCAGCGCGCCTTGTGGCAAACCCTGATCGATGCCGCCGGCGTGGCTGATCTCTACTACAACTCGCTCACCACCGTGGCCGATGTGATGACCGATACGGCCGATGTGATGACCGATACGGCGGATACCATTGCCCGCATTACGTCCGTGGCAGGCGAGGCAAGCGACACCTTTGACGCCTTTGGCAACGCGATGGAATCTGCCAATACCGTCGTGGCCAATATCGCGCAAGCCCTCGATAACCTCAAAAATATCGCAGGTTTTCAAGGGCAAAACAACGCCACCATCGCAGGCATCATGCAGGGCCGCGCAGGCTACAACTACGGGGCGTATCTACAGGGCAACGTCAACACAGCTCGCACTGGTTACGTGAATTCACTTTCGGGCTCGGTGTCTGACCGTATCGCGGGTGCAAGTGGGCTGCGTGATTCGCTCAGCGCGCAGTACCAGTACCAAATGCAGCAGCTGCAGCAACAGCAGCAGACCCAGATCGCCGCGCAGCAGACCCAGATCGCCGCGCAGCGTACCCTAATCAGCCAAGCGCAGCAGCTCGGGGAGACCTTCAAAAGTCTTGGCCAGTATGGCCGCTCGCTGTTGGTGGGTAGCTTCTCCACACTTTCGCCAGAGGCACAGCTTGCCGCCGCCGGTGGCGAGTATCAGTCGCTGCTCATGCGTGCGCGTGGTGGCGATCGTAACGCCGCCAGTGGGCTGCAAAGCGCATCACAGACCTACCTGCAACAAGCGCAGGGGTTCTACGGCAGCGCGGGTCAATATGCGGCGATCTTTAGCCAAGTGCAGGGCGACTTAGCCGCCTTCAGTGGTCTGGGCGACCAGCAACTTGAGCTGGCACAGAGCATGTCGGACAGTTTAGAAACGCTCACCAACACACTCACGCCAGAGATGATCGATTTGCAAGACCGATTCATCGCTGAACTAGAGCTGTTAAATAGCGATGCCGAGGCATGGGCAGCGGAGCAGCGCACGATTGCCAGCGAAAACGCCACCATCTATCGTTACCTCGCTGACAACTCCGCCGAGGTAGCGCGCAACACCGCCGGGCTGCGAAGCGACATCCAGCAGTTGGTCGCAGTGTTGCGCCCTGCGCCAACACCTGCGGGTGGCAATCCAGTACCAATGCCCGCCGTGGCCATCCGTGACCTCAATGGCGTCATCATCGGCTTCACCAAGGCGGCCGGCGCGATGACTGATAGCGTCGCGCTCGGGGAAGCACGGCAGAAAGTGGTGGCCTCCAATGCCTAATGTATTGGCCATCGAGATGAAGTACCACGACGGCACCAGCGAGAAAACCCGCTACGTGACGGACGTGAGCAAGTTTGTCACTACGCCTAGCGATACGCCTGCCAATATCGCCTTCCTGCCGCGCCTGGCATCGCAGAGTGTGTATAGCGTGAATGCCGTGCGGTCAGGCTCAACCTTTGGCGTATCAGAGGCCGCGTTTGGCCAGCTTGAGCTGGTGAATATTGATGGTGCGCTCGATGCTTGGGCAAACGATGGCGTGAGTGGTCGTGATCTCATCATCCGGCGCGGCTCCGATGCCGCCGCATATCCCTCTGGATTCTCGACGATCTTCAAAGGGGTGCAGGCGAGCATCGAGGCCAGTTTTAATCGGCTCAATATCACCTTCTCCGATCGGCAGGCCAGCCTGCAAAAGCCGCTGCAAACCAATTTCTTTGCCGGTAACAACAGCCTGCCCAACGGCCTCGAAGGTGTGGCAGATCTGAAGGGCAAGCCGAAGCCACGCATTTACGGACGCTGCAAAAAGGTGCCGCTGCAAATCATCAATACGGCACGGCTGATCTACCAAGTCAGCGACCAGCAAGCGGCGGTGAGTGCCGTGTATGACGGTGGCTTGGGCCTCACTGCCGGCGCGGCGTATGGCTCGCAAGCGGATATGGAGACCAACGTGCCAGCCGCTGGCAACTACCGCGTCTGGCAGCCAGCAAGCGCCCCAGCTTATGTACGTCTGGGCTCGAGCCCAGCGCGGATCATCACGGCGGATGTTGACGCCGCTGGCACAGCGACCAACTGGACCACCGCGCAAGTGCTCAAAGCCATCGCGCTTGATGCAGGCTTTGTGAGTGGTGACATCAATGCCAGCGACGGCACCGCGCTCGATACCGCCAACAGCGCCGTGGTAGGTTATGCGCTAAGCGGTACCGAAAGCGCGCTCGATTGTATGAATGCGGTGGCGGCATCCATCGGCGCGATTTTCTGGGTGGATGCGCTTGGTGCGCTGCGCATGTTTCGGCTGGCCGCACCATCGGGCTCACCTGTCACAACGCTCACCAAAACGCAGATTTTGGATATTGACCGCATCACCACGCGCGACGATGGCCTTGGTGTGCCGTGTTATCGGGTGGAACTGGATTACCAACGCTATTGGCGCACGCAAAGCACAAGCGATACCGTCAATGCCGTCGAAGCCGCACGGCCAGATTTGGCACAGGCGTATCGGCGCGTCACCAGCACCGACACCAGCATCCAAACCAAACACACCAACGCACCGGTGCTGCGGTTTCAAACGCTGCTAGATGTTGAAGCCGCCGCACAAAGCGAAGCTGACCGCCGCCTCACGCTCTACAAAGCGCAGCGGCAAATGCTTAAAGTCACGGTGATTGTGCCACCCGCCACACTTGCCCTGCTGGTGCTGGGTGCGGTGGTGAATGTCACCATCCCGCGTTTTGGGTGCGACGCCGGGGTGTTATTCGTGGTGCTCGGCATCACCGTCGTGCTTAAAGATAACAAAGCCACACTCACACTATGGGGATGATCAATGGCTAACTGCATCCTCGCGTTTCCGAACATTGCGGATCCCGTAAAGGCCACACTCGCCGGTGGCTCATGGGTCAGCACGCTGCCGCTCACCAGCCTGCAAGATGAAGTGCTCGGCACCTTGGCGCGCTCAACCAATGCCAACATCGCCAACACGCTTTTCGACATCACCTTTGACAAAGCGCGGCTGGTGAAGGTGTTTGGCCTCATTGCGCACAACATCAGCACCAGCGGCCAGTATCGGCTGCGGGCATTCCCCGATGCCGCCTCACGCACCGCATTGACGGGGGCCATTTACGATTCCGGCTTGACGGACGTGTGGACCGCGATCTATGAAAGCCTTGTCTTGGAGTGGGAGGACGTTTCATTCTGGGACGGTAAGCCCTCTGCCGAATCATTGGCCAGCCTGAACCCGTCCCTGATATTTGTGCTGGCCAGCAACACGCTTGCACAGTATTGGCGCTTCGAAATTCAAGACGCCGCCAACCCTGCCGGGTACGTTGAAGCGGGCAAGCTGGTGATGGCCGCACAGTGGCAGCCGACCTACAACATGCAATACGGCGCATCACTCGGCACCAAAGATCGCAGCGAGGTGGAGGAGTCGATCGGCGGCACCACCTACGCCACCCGCCGCTCGATCAAGCGCGTGGCGAAATTCAAGATTGCCGCGCTCTCTGAGGCCGAGGCGATGGCAAAGGCCTTCGACATTAAACGCGTCGCGGGCAATACATCCGAGCTGCTCTTTGTGTGGGACCCAGACAATGCCGCGCAGCTGCAGCGCATGTCATTTTTGGGGCGCATCACCGATAGCGATCCGGTGGCGATCCCGACACCCGATTGGTGGGAAACAACTTTTGAGATTGAGGAGAGAGTCTAATGGCATCCGTTAATTTTCCGGCAGGCGTCGGCGGTGATGGTTCCACCGTTACCGACGATGCCAGCCCAACCACTGGCCTCGCGAATGGCGGGCACCGCACGCGCTTCGTGCCGGCGCTCGCGCAGGTGGTCGCAGTCGCAGCGAACACAGTCACCAAGGCGACGGAGGCGGCAGCATCAGCGGCAACCGCCGTCAACGCACCAGGCACCAGCGGCACCAGTACCACCTCACTCACCGTGGGCGCGGGCGCGCAGACCTTCACCACCCAAACGGGCAAGTCGTGGGCAGTTGGCCAGCCGGTGGTGATCGCACGCACATCAGCGCCAGCCACCACGTATATGTACGGCATCATCACCGCCTACAACTCAGGCACCGGCTCCATGACGGTACAAGTCACGCAGACACTCGGCTCTGGCACATTTACCGATGGGACCATCTCACTCACCGGCCCGCGATCGGCGGGCTTCGCGCTCGTGATTGTCAGCGGCAACATCACCGCCGTGGCGAATGCGAATGACTACGCCGTGACGGCCAACGCCATCATCACGCTGCCCGCAACACCCGCTGTCAATGACGTTGTGCCATTCCGCCTGGCGCGTGGCCCTGCAACGCTCACCGCCGTGTCATTCGCACGAAACGGCTCAAACATCATGGGGCTTGCAGAAGACTACACGGTCGACATCCCCTATCTGGCGGGCGAGTGGAAGTACATCGACGCCACGTTCGGCTGGTCATTGAGATAAGGAGAACCCAACATGAGCAACGCATCACAATTTGGCTATCGCGCAACTCGACACAATGCAATTTTCATCGCAACGTCACAAACATTCACGACAACTGCGGCGGGGTGGTATCGGCTCTCTGCGGTGGGCGGTGGCGGTGGCGGCGGTGGCGTTTTTCACGCGACAAACTTCGGCACAGCCGCAGGGGGCGGCGGTGGCGGCTTCGTTGAAAGCGAAGTCTATTTGCCGCTTGGCGCGGCGCTTGTCTGCACTATCGGCGCGGGTGGCATCAGCGGCAATGCGGCAGTATCAGCAACACCAGTAAACGGTGCGGCTGGCGGCAACACCACAATTACTAACGCGCTCATCACCACGCTCACGGCTGGCGGTGGCGGTGGTGGCACAGCAGCGAACAGCGGCACGACTACAAGCGGCACAGGCGGCACAGCGGCAGGCGGCAACACTTGTAACTTCGCTGGCGGTGTCGGTGGCACATCAACCTATACCGCCAGCTTTAGCTCTATGGGCGGCGGCGGTGCGGCGGGCTCCCCGTATGGCACCGGTGGGCGCGGCGGCAATGCGGCAAGCACAAACCAAACCTGCTACGGTGGCGGCGGTGCGGTAGGCGGCTTCCGTGGTGGTGACGTTACCGCAACGGGGCAGCTTGGCGGCGGCGGTGGTACGGGTGGCAATGGACAAGACGCGAACGGCGCGCCAACGCAAGGCAATGCGGGGGTTAATCGTCGGCTTGTCATTACGAGTTTGGGTTTAACTCACATGGGGACACTTAACAGTTTTGTTGAAACG